CGCTACCTGCGGTATTTGTTGTTCTTGGCTCAAAATCTAACAAATCTTCTGAAGAAGAAAAGGCAACTAACATAGGATCTAAAGCACCTGTACGAGCTCCTGCACTTATAGGATCTGCTCCTAAAACTATTAAGTGTCTATTTGTTTCAGAAGTTAAAACTTTAATACATTTAGTTGGAACTAAATTTGCTCCAGTAATTGAACTTAATTCAACAGCTCTTGTGTTTGTACCAGAAGATTCATCCCATCTAAAAATACCTCCTCCTCTAACACCCATAACTAAATCTTCTCCGTAGTTATCTTGCGACCAAATTCTTAATTGGTTAGAAGCAGAAAGAGGACTAGATGATCCCCAACCACCTGCACTCCAAGCACCAGAACCCCAACCAGTACCTTCTACAAAAACATCCAAGCCTGTTATAATTTGGTATTCAGCATTTGCACTTCCGCTAGTGTTATCACTTGAATTAGCTGTTACAGCGTTGCCACTTGTATCAACTGCATTTATAAAATATTCATTACCGTTTGCAGTTGAAATAGACTGTATTTGATACTCTTGATTTAAAACTGCTGCGGTTATGTTTCCACCTAAGGTACTTGCACCACTATAAGTTACAAAATCTCCAGGGTTAGCACCATGTCCAGCATCAGTTACTTTTATCGAACTAGAACCATTAGTTGTTTTGGTAAAGGTTATACTTCCTGATACAGTTTTTCTTATAGGTGTAATATCGTGAAAAGAAGATCCTGATTGTATATAAAATTTTAAATGCGTTCCTATCCCTAAATATCTAGCACCATCAAGAGCAATCCAATTAAATAGAGAACGTGCAGTACCTTTGAAGGTAGAAGCTACTAGTTTAGCCCAACCGCCAAATTTTTCAGGTAATCCCATTCTAAATCTAACTAAATTACAATCAAACCAACCCCCTTCATTAGAATAAGAAGTTCCTTCTCTATTTATACCAGGTTTGAATTTATACTTAATTAAAGCCATTTTTTATTTTATCAAGAGCATCATACAAACTTTCTTTAGAATTTATGTTTTTCATAAGAGAGTCTTTAAAAGTTATTTTTGTTCTTTTGCCATCCTTAAAAATTTTAAATACTATTGTATTGTATTCCAAACAATAAAAAGCATAAAGGTCAACCATACCTTTTTTATAATCTCTAAGCTTTGTATTAGCCCCTCTACGCATGTCAAAACACCAATTTACTCTTTTGTGAGTTTTATGACACATTTTCTTTTTAGAACAAGTTTTTACTTGGCATTTGTACATAATGTCATTTATTTCAAATATTATGTCAGCGTGACTACCATGTGGTAAGACATGAACGGTATCGCTTTCTAAACTTAAAAAACTAGCGACTGCGTATTCGCCTGATCTTCCAATCCGTTCTGTTTGGCGAGTCATATTCAAAAAGGGTATTCATCAGACTCCATCATTTCTGAAAGCCTTACAGCTCTTTGACCAACTTGGCCAGCCCATCTGCTGTTCAACATTTCTTCTGCGGCTTTAGTAAAATTTTTGTTTTTAATATGCTCAAGTGTCTTTTCAAATTTAAACAATCTGTTCCCCATATTAAAATACATATCAATTAAAACAGTTTTTCTTACTTCTGATAGTTCTGAAAAAAAATCTAATTTATTTTGTAAAACAACTACAGATTTATTTACATCATTTTTGAGTAAATACTCTGCTTCCTCTTCCGTAATACCTCCGCCTAGTTTTTTATCAATAAGTCTGCCAAACCCAATAGTTTTGTAGCCTTCACTACAATCATAACAATGGCTTACAAAGCCTTCGTGAAGCTTTAACAGATTTAAAAGTTCTTGCATTTAAAAAAAGATAAATTTTGTTAGAAATCCTGTAATTCCCAAAAATATAGTAAGAGAAAAGATTAAACTGTTTCTAATCAGTTTGTTTAAAGACATTATGCCATTTTCAATATTTTCCAATCTTCTCCAATTTTCTCGCCAACGCTGTTCACAAGCAGCTTCATGTGCTGAAAGCCTTTTGTCAACTTCGTTTACTGTAGATCTTGACATTAAAAATAATCCTTTAAACTATTCCAATAGTCTTTAGTTTTATTGTTTACATATCTATTTATATCAGGTCTTACAGCTTTTAATAAAGCTTTTGCAATAATTAAAGATAGACCTATCCAAATAATAATTTCCATAATACCTCCTAATATATCATGCTATTACTAAAGTTTGATAGCTTGTCCCTTGAAGAGCATTAGTTCTAGGAGAGCCAAGTAATAAGTTATTAGAAGCGGAGCTTTGGTCAGCATTTAATACCCAACTCCAAACTGTAACTCCTGTTTGCGATTGAGTATAAGAATAACTTGCAGAAGCTCTTGTAAATACATAAGGATTGCTATAATTACTGTAAGGATGATATAAAGAAATAGAAGTCCAACCAGAGTTAAAAACAGGCTTATCTATTACAAAACTATAAGTATTATTAGGATTAAACATACCAAGAACGTATGGAGTGCTATAACAGTAAAAAGCTTCCACTCCTACATTCATCCAAGTTTCAGAACCATTTAACCAAGCTCCTTTTGTGCCACCTCCAGAGCTTCCTGAAGAACCATAGCTACTAGCAACAAACCCGTTAAACCTTGTAGTTATTTGGCTATTAACTATATAGATTGTTGAATAACTTTCGTTAATAGTTAAAGTTCCACTTAAACTTGGAGAGCCAGTTAAGCTTATTCTTGGATCATTAGAAGCTCCATGAAAATCTCCAAAATCTACCGCAGTCCCTTGAGTTTTGTTAAGAGTTTTGCCTGGAGCTTCATATAAATTTCTTATGTCTTGGTCGTTTATAGAACAAGCCGTTGTGGTTGTACCACCTGCTTCTTGATGTATTTGGTCAAGAGTTATTAAACCGCTAGTCGCTAGAGACATTTTTTAATTCTTCTACTTGGTTGCTTAAATCTTTTACCGCTTCAATTAACAAACCAACAGTATTTGCATACTTCATAGTTTTAACTACGCCTAAATCTTTATCTTGATGTTCATCTACTAGCTCTGGAATTACTTTTTCTACTTCGTTAGCTACAACTCCAATTTCTTTTGTATTATCGGACTTACGAGTAAAATGTACACCTCTTAATTTTTTTACTTTTTCTAAGGCATTTTCAATTTGATAAATATCTTCTTTGAGTGCTAAATCAGAATAAGCAGAAACATTACCTGTAGCTGTAAAATTACCACTAGTGTCAGTAGTCAACATAGTAGTTCCTGAATTATTTTGGACTAAAAAATTACTATCAAATTTAAGTATAGTGCTACCGTTTGCAGTAAAATAAAGTCTATTCCTGCTATCAGCAGAACTAATCCAAGCATCATTAGGTAAAGCTGAATTTAATTTTGCACTTATTTGAGTTTGTGCATTTGATGAAAGCGTATTGATGTATTGAAACTCTGTACTTGTTACTGAGCCATCAGCTATTTTAGTAGCATCTATTGCAGCTGCAGCTTTTATGTCAGCATTTACAATATTAGTAATAGTGTTGCTGTCAGAGTCTATAGTTTTGTTAGTCAAAGCTACTGTTTCTGAAGCTGTTATACCAAAGCTACCTCCATTAATTTTAGCATTAGCACCTAAATCAATTTTATCAAACATGTCATAAACTACAGCACCTGAACCGCCCCCGTCTAAAATACATGCTTTTGTAAGGCCATTTCCTACAGTTACATTTGCACCTGATCCTTGCGATATATTTATAGATTGAGATCCTGTAGTGGCATTCTCAATAAAAATTACTTTAGACAGCGTATTTGGAGCTATTGTTAAAGTTCTAGTTGCAGACAAACTGCCTGAAGATGTAACTTTTAAATAAAAAGCTCTAGCTTTATCTGAAGCTCCATCAGCTATTGTTGCAGTTACATCTGCATCTGAACCGAATGTTGCTTCTGTTTGATAAGAAAAAGCCTCTGCAATCAAGCTTAAATTTGTATTTGTTGTAGTACCCCAAGAACCAATTTGTTCTCCTGTACCCATTTCCTCCAATCTTAAATCGTTTTCGTATGAACTAGCCATTTTTAACCTCTGTTAAATTATAATTAAATTATTGTTTTTAAGCTACTTCTTCCCAAGAAGGCGTTTCTGAATCATTTACATCCGACCAACTAGGTGTTTGTGTGCTAGTAGTTTGACCAAAATTGGAACTTTGACTTTCATCTACATCTGACCACACCAATACTGTACCTACAGAACCAATAGATTGTACCCCAACAACAGAAAAATTAGCCTTACCTATTAAAGTTGGCAATCCAGGTGAGCCAGTTGCAGCAACTCCTAATACAGATACTCTATTTGATGATTTTTGAGTAACTGTTCCTACAGAGCTTGTTGCAGCAACTCCGCTTAAAGAAACTGAAATACTTATAGAGGCAACAGGCGTTCCTAAAGATGTTGTGCCAATTTGACTTGATAAATTTGTATTTGCAAACCCTTTTTGAGTTGTAGATCCTACATTTGCAGTAGCTACTAAAGTAGTTGGAGTAACATTAGATTTAGATATAGTAGCAACGCTACCTAAAGCAGATTCTCCTTCATCAGCCAAAGGTATTGAAACATTTGCTTTTGCCGTAATGCTTACACTTACAGAGCCAACATTTGCTGAAACACTTGGTAAAACTGCAACAACACTTCCATTTACACCTACACCAGCAACAGAACCTGTTAGTGCTGATAAAGGTTCGTCAGGGTTATTACCATAATCACTAACTATGGCATTTGCAGTAAGTGCTGGACTACCTAGTGCTGATGTACCTGCTTGACCAGAAAGGGTGACACTTGCTTCAGCATCAACAGTAGCTGTGCCTAAAGCAGAAGTCCCTACCTGTGAAGCAGGTGTTACATTTGCTTTACCTATAAAAGTAAAAGAGCCAACAGCACTTGTGCCAACTTGACCAGTTAAATTTACACTTACACTTCCGTCAACCCCTCCAAGAGCTGCGAAAGGAGTTTCTGCAAATGCACTATTACCAAACATAATTAATTATAAAATTTTTTTCTAAATTCTTTGCGTAATTTTTTTTCTTCTTCTACTTTTTTGTAGAATTTTTTGTCTATTTTTTTTGTGTCTAATTTTATAGCCATTCGCCTTGGTCTGTAGGATAACGAATATAACCTTTTACCTGTTTAATTTCTAAAGTTTTTTTATCATAAACTAAGCCGTATATCCAAATAAAATCATCTTCTCTAGTTTTAGGAACAGGAAAATTTAAATTTTTTTCTTTGCAAAATTCTTTCATAATATCTTTAGTGGTTGTAAAGAAAACATCATACTCATCTGCTTCTGTACCATCTTCATTAAAAATTTTTGCAAAAAAGAAAGTTGATGGTGCATAAACAGGAACTTCAGGTCTTGGTATAAAAGTGTTAGGGTGCTTTTGATAATTACTTGTATGTTCCGTATCTGCTATAACCAACTTAAATTGCTTTTTACCTGTTACTGTATTGTATTTTATAGCGTTCCATTCTTTGTATGTGTAGCCCACATCAGGAACTTTAAAAGCATTCAATGTTTCTGTCGGAACATCTGTAAAAACATTGTACCAACTATATGTTTTTACATTCGTGTATGGTGGTCTTAAAGGTGCATCATCATGTTCTTGATAAGTACCAATAATATTAAATCTATTGCCCTTCCATTCTTGGTCTTTGCCAAATACTTTTTCTACTTCTTCTATTAACTTATCAGATTGCCATAGTCCTATATTGTAATCAGTTCTTACTAATTTTTTGTTTACATAAACTTCATCATAAGTGTTGGTGCTTTTTGGCACAGCCATAGTATTTTCAATGTTATAAGTATCTGTTTCTTTAGGTGGTATTAAAGTAGAAAGAGCTAAAAATTCTTGATAGGTATTTGCTTCCCACAATTTTTGATAATACTCGACATCTTTAGTTTCTACATAAGTTTCATCACTTTCTTCAGTAAGAATTATTCCGCTATCTGTTTTGTTCCATTCATAACGCAAATTTTGTTTTGTAATTGGATCTTGTACCCATAAAGATATTCTATTAAAGGGTTTGTCATTTTCATCAACATCAGGATTAATGCCTATGTTTCCAAATTCTTCTGTATATTTTGCTAGTTTTATTTTGCTCATGGGTTTCTACTAAAAACAATAGAACAAGAGTTACCTGGAGCAGTAAAAGGAGTCATAGCAGAAGTATTATTGTCTGGAACAGTTTGATTTATTGCCCATTGCCATTGACTTCTATCTCCAGAATTAGCTACATAAGTAGCATCACTTCTGTTGTAAACATTACTGTTTATAGTAACTTTTTTAAATGCAGTATCATTATTCGCAACAAGTGCTGAAGAACTGTCAGTCGCAAACAACATTGTAGTATCTTGAGCTGATGTGACTGTACTATTTCCAGATACGTTAAAAGTTTCTATAGTTTGTCCACCTAAAAAATCAGAGTCAGCGTAGTCATTCATAGAACCATAATTAGTACCGCTAGGTCTAAAAGTAGTGTTATATCCCTTATATCTTATATTTGACTCAGCATTATAATCACCTGCGGCACTAAAAACATTTGTTGCACCAACAGTCATTGAGATACTCCAATCTTTTGCTTTGTCATAGTAGTCGTTCCAAGAAGCTGTAGCACCTGAGCTTTTGCCTGTTAATGCTCTTATATCAGAATCATCAATTGATACTGTAGATCCAGAAGAACCACCTACTTCAACGTGCATTTCATTTAAACTTATGGCACCTGAACTTGGAGTAGCCATTATTTATCCTCTAGTTCTTTTACTTTAGCTGTAAGAGTTTCTATTTGTTCTTGTTGTTCTTTAATGGCTTCTACTAATAAACCTACTGTGTTGCCATAACGAACAGCTAAGTGTTTTTCTTCGTCGTCTTTATCTGTAGTAGAAGTTTCATAAACTACTTCAGGTAATACTTTTTCTAAGTCTTGTGCTATTAGTCCTGTGCTTTTCTTTCCATCTTTTTTGTAATTAAAAGTGACTCCTTTTAATTGTTTTACTTTATCAAGAGCATCAGGAATAACTTCAATATTTTCTTTTAGTCTTATATCAGAAGGACTACCAAAAGCTGTGATATTACCATTACAAATTAATGCACCAGCATCTGACATATCTACTCTAATTGCTGTAATCGCTGAACCGCCATCGTCTCCATTTATAAAAAAATCTTTATCTGCACCTTCTATTGTTACAATAAGACCTGCACTATCTAATCCCAGACGACTATTTAATGTACCCCCATCTTGAAATTTTATACTTGTGCCATCTGCATCAAGAATAATATCTCCACTAGCATCTAGTATCGCATCTGTACCGTCACTAGATATAATTAAATCTGAACCTGCCCCGAAATACACACCTTTGTTATCTCCTAATGTAATATTACTATTAAAAGTTGCAGAACCAGCTTCTGACATGTCAAGAGTAAGAGCAGTTATAGTTGAGCCACCATCATTACCTTGTATTACTACATCTCCATTTGATATAACACTTTGAATAATTGCATTATCTCCGCTTCTGCTTATAGAATAAAAATGAAGTCCATCATCTTTCATTTCTATATTTCCACCATCTGCATCAAGAACAATATCTGCTGGACAATCTATAGTTAAATCTCCTGAAGCGTTTGATATATTATTACCTGCAGCAAGTTGTAATCCTCCTCCACCTAAAACCCTCATCCTTTCAGCATTATTTGTGCCGAAAAGGATTGGGTGATTAGTTGTTCTTTTAAATTCTGCATAATTACTAGCATCACTATAAATAAGGAAATTTCTAGTTCCACCTACTCCAAA